GATTATTATAGTCAGCCTTTACAGTTTCATATGAATGACCACCATCTATAAAAGCAAAGTCAACATTACGAGCTAACTTATTTTTCTTTAGTGTAATCTTAGAGTCACCTTTGTAAAGCTTAAATATAAATTCTTTATTCTTCTCTTTCATTTTTTCTTTGAATTGATTTAGTCTTGTTTCAATAAGCTCTATTGTATGATGCTTCTTACTATTCATTTCTATATCATCAGTAAGAGCAGTTGCTTCTTCAAACAAATCAAAACCAAAATATGTAAACCTGTCTGTGTATTCAAAGGCTGCAAGTGCCATTTCTATAGCTCTGCCACCATTCCATGTACCTACTTCAGTAAGTGTTTTAGGTTTGTAGTGTCTTATAATATCTGCAAGCTGTCTATATCTAGGTAACTTTACATCCTGTGCAAGAGTATTCTTTTTGTTTTTTAGATTACCTTTGTAGTGTATAAAATATTCTGAAAGAGGTGACTGCATGAAGGCAGTAAGACCTTTACAATTTTCTGATAGATTGTTGACTACCATACCATGTGCCTTGTAGATATTAAGAAGTCTTTCAAATATAAAACCATCATGCCATTCTCTGTACGAAATAGTTTCACCTATTGTATAACAACCTCTTAGGTCTGCAAGTATTGAACAGGCATCATGGTACTGTAAGTTAAAACCCATGAAGCTTGTTTCGCTGTAGTCAACATCTTTTCTTCCTAGATGTACAAGACTTGCTTTGTTAGGTAACCACTTGTCAACTGCAGATTTATCTAGTCTCTTTGTAGTAACTGTATCTGCATCAAGCCATACTAACCACTGAGGTTCTTCAGGGTTCTTATTTTCTTCCATCATCTTGAAGGCTCTGTCAGTTAGGGCATACACTTTATGACACCACTTGACTGCATCTAGTCTCCAGTTGTAAGGCATTGTTCCACCTTCAGTACCATCATGCTTCTTCATCTTCTCACGATAGTCAGTCATTTCTTTTACATCATTAAGATGTATATATACAATGCTAGAAGAAGTAGGATGGTCAACCTTTTCAATGTCAAAATCATGGTAGTAAGCATATAGTTTAAAATGTTTTGGATTCCATTTTTCTGCCACACTTTTAAGCATTTCTTTTGCATAGGTATTATATCCTTCCTCGCTGAAAGAAGTTACGAATGTATACATATTAATTTTCCTTTGGTAATATTCTTGAGTTGTATGAGTTGTGTAGTGTATCCCACTCACCTGCGTAGTGAGCATCACATAGTCTCTTTGGTTTCCAACTGTCAAACCAAGGACCACCTGTAGTAAAATGTACATTACATGGGTTTATTGATTCATCAGTCCATCCATCTAGGAAGTTCCACTTAGGATGGATAGAACCTATCTCTTCATCTTCTAGCCAACTAAAGTTATGTAGCCATCTACCTGACTGTTCATTAACATCCTTGATTGTAAGTCTTTTGTTGGCAGGGTGTTCGCAGTTCCATAGTATAAAGCTAGACCAATTCTTTCTATTATAATTAGTCTGTATTTGATTGTCCATTTTAAAAATTTCTTTAGGCTTGTACTCATGCTTAACAACAGAGACTGCATACTCATCAAACTGTCCATACTCTTCAAAGACTTCTGTTATGTCTGCTCTTAACAACATATCACAATCCATAAAAATAGCAAGACCTTTATGAAGATTAATAAAAGGTATTAAGAATCTTGTAAATGTAAACTCACTACTGAAAGGTCTCTTGTCTGAAGAGTCTATCTTCTGATGTTGGTCATCAAGAAAGTAAGTTCTTTTGTAGAGACCTGATAAACGTAGGGATGATTGTTCAAGGGGAATGATATCATATTTATGGGTATACTTTTCTATTGAAAATTTTAATACCTCAAAAGCAATATGTTCTTTAGGGTCATACCCTACATATATAACAGGTCTTCTACTAGTAAACATTTTTACCACTTAAAAAATTGGTCAATTAAATTAAAGTGATTAGGCATGACAGTTGTTGCTCCATACTTTTCTTTTGCAATATCTCTATACTTATTATATTTTTGAGTTGCAATTTCAGAAGCAGCTTCAAACTCTTTCCATGCAGATTTTAAGTCACCATACTTTAAGTCTTCCACTTCTTTTTGTTTAGATTTTATTTCTTCTTCAAGTTTTTTAATCTTATCGTCTGACATAGTATACTCCTTTCCATTACCAGAAGATTTCTTCTATAGGAATTATAATATATATTGAATAGTGAGTCAAGGACTTTTTAATAAAAGTACTCGTCAGTATCTCCAAGCCTTTTATTCTTTTCGTTTTCTACTTGGTAGTACTCTGTACTTACTTTAAAATCAGGCTTCAAAGGTTCTTCAGGTGTGAGGGAATTATCATAGACTCTCATTCTGTTATTGGGATAGAGAGCATACTGTCCATTCACAAGTTCAATTAAATTAAAAGACTTATGCTCTTCAGGCACTTCACTTGTGCTGTAGTCTATTTCATCTGCAAAGGGATGGTAGTTATCAAGGGTGCAGATATAAAATCCCTTGACAGTTCCAAAGTCATGTGTTAAAATTTCGTAGTCCATTGTGGAGATAAACTGTTTATGTATGTTGACTACACCATAGTCCATACAATTCCAAAACTGTAAATTGTTAAGTGGCATATCAGGGTCAGGTAACTTAGGCTTGGACAGGAATGCAGAGATGGGAAGCTTGTCAAACAATGCACCATACTTAGGAAGATATGTTTCAAAGTAGAAGGCTCTTCCAGGTATTGACTTAGCAGTCACCCAGTTACCTTCTACAAATTCTCCATGACCATCCTTGAAGTCTCTTAGATATTCTTTTCTTACCCATACTTTGTTTGAAGGTAGGTTAGCTATTAGTGTTGACATTATTTTTCTTGAATACCTTTCTTCCCTTAAAGAATACTATTGAGTTTATGCAAGTGTTAATGGTGATTGCAATTAACAACCACCACTGCCACCAATCAAGTTCATTCCCCATTATGTTATGTCCACTATCTCACACGAACCTGCAACACAAGCAAACTCTTTACTGCCTGTAGTTGTATCTTCTTTTTCGTAGTCTGATAATTTAGACCAATCAATAGACTTAGGCATTATATTTTTTAACTCCAAGTATTCTTCTCTTTCTACATCTTGGTAAGGTGCTTGCTTATATACATGGTCATAAAAAGGAAGGAAGGAAATGCCTGATACCTCATCAAAGTTTTTATAAACCCATGCTCCTACTTCCATCCACTCATCCTTCTTAACAGATATAGTTACAGAAGGTTTGTGTTCACACCAATGTCTCTGAAAGATTAACCAATAATCTAATTGTTCAATAGCAGTCATTTCAGTTCTAGTTATTGCACCTTCAGGAGACTTAGTAGGAAAGCTAAACACAGTTGTGGTTTCGTGTTCAATACCTACAGAAGGTTCTGAAGGAATGCCTGCATCTTTCATAAACTGTGTGAGTGGGTCTGTGTTCCCTGCTCTTACAGTTCTTATGTAGTATTCACTATGTCTTGCATGAATACCTGATGCACTATCAACCAACTGACTAACTGTACCACTAGGTTTGACACAAGTAATTGCAGTTGACTGAGGTATACCTAACATCTTGGCATACTTTTTATTTGTTTCTACTGCAACATTCTTTAGATTTTCTAGTGTATCTTTTAATGTAATGTTGCGAGGTGTAAGTAAAGGACAGTCAAGTATACCTGTAAGAGAAACTCCTAACAGTCTTTCCTCTTCTGTATTCTGTTTCCATATCTTACGTAAATATTTAAAGTTAGTAAGTGTTGATTGAAGTGTTCCTAATATTGTTGCAACTTCTACTTTTTGTTTTAGAGATTCTATAGTGTCACCTTCTCTACAAACAACTTCAGTTAGGTTACAGAACTGATAAGGTCTTAGAATAATTTCACTACAAGGATTGCAACCAAACTCATGGTCAGCATCTCGTCTACCATTTTCTTTGACTTTGTTTTTTGCTGCCTGTCTATTGAAGATACCTCTCTCACCTGAATTAGATTCATATAGAGACAACCATTCTTTCATAAATGTTCCTATGTTAGGTTTATCTCTATAGGCAACAGAGTTATTGGCTTGACCTCTTTGACCATTTCTTATTATATTTTCTTCAGGTATATCCCACCACTCTCCTGACTTACAATGTCTTATTTGGTCATCATTTAAATTAGACAAAGAGATAAGGGCAGAACGTCTTACACCACCTACAACAACTGCCTGTCCAATCTTACACATGATATCATGGCACTCAATAGGATAAAGTCTTCTGCCTTTTGCATCTTTAAACTTATCTATAGTAAACTTACATAGATTAAGGAAAGGTTCAGGTCCTGATGCTCTACCACCCATAGTATTTAACTTAGCTCCTGCAGGTCTTACTTCAGATACGTCTATTGTAGGTATCTGACCTACATATAACATAGCAATTAACTCTCTCAAAGCTTTTGCCCAACCTGGTCTAGAGTCAGCAACCTTTATAACTGTAGTGCTGTCTTCAAAATGCTCATTAACAATAGGTAGTTTGTCAACATTACTTCTTTCAACAGAGAAGCCTACACCTGTACCACACATAAGAATGTACATACACTCGTCAAAGGCTCTAGGTGAATCTACAGGTATGTAACTGCAGTTGTAGCTAGTTACATTACAATTCTGAAGAGCAGGTCCTGCAGTCATCAATGCCCTCATAGAAGGCATAACTTCTAGACCTAGTATCTTTTGTTCTAGTTTCTTTCTAAGAGAATCTGTTAAAGTTTTACTATGCAATCCCTGCATGTAGTCAAAATATCTTGAGACAGTTTCTGTCCAAGTCTCTCTTCTTTGTTCGTCTTCCTTCCATCTTGCATAGCGAGATAAAGCAATAAAGTTTTGATAGTCTGTTGGTAGTAAGTTACTTTTCATTTTAATGTCCTAACACTGCGTTGATTCGTTTTCTTGTATATTCTACTTCACCTGATTCTAAAACTTTAAATGCAAACTCTCTCATATAATTATGGTCAATGTTTGCATAGTCACATACCATTTTAAAATCTTCTGAGGTAACACCTACAGATGCAAAGAACCATGCCTTTGCCCTGTCTCTTTCAAGTGAGGATGTCTCAGGCTCACCCTTGTAAGAAGGTTTAGTCGCATCAAGTAATGCCTGAAGGATGACACACATATATAATGTTTGTTCAGGAGTTGTTCTTTCTCTAAAGACATCTTCCTCAACAACAAAGTTTAAATTTGTATTTACTTTGTTATCCATTCTTTTGGTATCCCATCACTGAATTTGCAATACTTGAATCCATTCTTCTCACACCAAGTAGCATAAGTCATCTTTCCATTTTTGTATAGCTTCCTATTGGGATTATCAAAGACAAATCGAATGTCGTAATGAGGACACTGCTTTCTTACAAACAGATGTTTCTTTCTGTCCTCTAGTACGAACCTTCCCTTTACCTCTAGGATAATCCCATTACTTAATACAAAATCAGGAATATACTTTTTGGATTCTAGCCATTCATAATTTATGATTAGCTTTTCGTATTTAAATGATACCTTATTTTCTTTTAAGAAGCAATAGGTATTGTACTCTGAATTAGAACGAAACTTATGCTTTGGCATTAGTAATTTCTTCTACATCAGGAGTCTTGTTAACCTGTGTTAGATAACGTACTCCTGTGGAATACTTGAACTTTCTTAATCCTTTGCCTTGATTAGCATCAGACCAACAATGTTCCTTGTATCCACAGAAGACGCAACCTAGTGCAAGTTTTTTATTACCTGACTTGCCATCAGGTTCATCAGGAAAACATTTCTGAGGTGGAGAGGAAGACTTAACAACATCCTTGAGATGTTTGACCCTGTCAGAAGCATTTATCATATGTATACTTTCCACAGGCATGTAAGTAAGTTCTCCTGTAGATTTGTCTATTGCAAGAAAGCCTGCTGAGTCATCACCTGCACTCTCTGCATAGGCACTTATCTGAGATATGTAACCAAATGGGTCATTGGTAGTAAGAGAACCATCCTTAAACTTCTTGAAGCTATAAGATGAAGCACTCTTTATATCAACAAGAGTACCATCTATCCTACAATCCTTATGACCCTTGACACCTTCTATCTCTTCCATCTTCTGCATTTCAGATACGTCATGTCCTGAAGCTTCTGCAAGAAGTATAACAAGAGACTCTAGGATTTCTCCATACAAAAACTTTATTTTAGTTTTAGCATCTAGTTTATTTGGTTTTATATCTGACTTTATATCATACCATAATTGTCTGTCAGGTCTTCCTATTTGAGAGAGCCTTAACGTAGTTACGTCATCTCTCTTCTCAAATAAGAACTTCTCAATAGAGTCCATTACATTTTTGTTAAAGGTTTCTATAAAAGTTTTATCAGTTTTTCTTTTATCTAAACCTTCATCAATAGTCCTGTAAATATCTTGGACTAATGTGTCTACCTTTTTGCTCATAATATATTCCTTTATAAAATTTTCCCACCAACCACAACCCACTTCAGCATTAAGCTTATTTAGAAAGGAATCTCATCAGAGTCTAAGTTATCTCCTGACTTATATCCATCAGGTATGACATCAAAGTCCTCACCTTCTGAATATTCTACAAGATTAATAACTTGGACTGCCTGCAGGTCAGCACCTATACCACTCTTACCTGCATAACTCCATTCATACGTTTTATAAAGGACATTAACATCAGAACCATTTCCAACTAATGTTCCCTTGATGTCTCTCTTTTGAGAGTCTTTTAAAGATGGTGGATTGTTTTGACTACCATTCTTAGAAGTTACTTTTCTCTTCAGGGTAACAAAGTCTCCTCTATCATCATCTTTATTCTTTACTGCTAGACCTGAGTCTATAGCTTTCTTTTTATTAGCTTCATCTAAAGCTAGGTCAATACTCCAAACAGGCTCGAATGTAGTGTTTGGATTTGAAATAGATGCCCAATAGGCTTTACCACTTAATACTGGCATATGTCTTACTCCTTAGTTTGTTAGTGCAATCTTAGTTGCTTGTTAAATTATAACGAATTATACTACACCTCAAAAGGTATGTCAACCCATTAATGTGTTTCATACCAATTTTTTCCTATTTTATATTCACTATCCAAAGGACATTGAACATTCAGTTCTTTCTCTACAAGCTTCATAGCCTTTTGAGTTAGGTCTCCAAACCTTTCAGCTTGGTCTCTACGAACCTCAAATTGGTATTCGTCATGGATAGATGCAACAAGTTTATAATCATATCCCTGTTGCACCTTTAAAGTTATTTGTCGTAACCATTCCTTACAAATGATTGCACCTGCACCCTGTAGTAGTAGGTTCATTGATGCATGAAATTGTCTGACCTTTAGTAGTCTACCATCAATACCTCTTATGAGTCCTGTCTTGGCTACTCTGTCTACCTTATCACGCAAGGTCTTAAGAGCAGGCATATTGGACATAAACTTATTGATAATATTCTTGCCTTCAGTCTTACCACCACCAACTATCTGACCTATCTTATCAGGTCCTGCTCCATAGATTAGAGCATAGATAAAAGTCTTTGCTTGGTCTCTTGTCTTCAGACCTGCAGCCTTCTGATTGGCAGTATGTATGTCACCTTCAACAACTTCCTTTGTAAACTTGGAATCACCCATGTAGTGGGCAAGGCAACGAAGCTCTAGGCTAGATGCATCACAACCTAGTAACACATAATTACTATTGGTAGGTATCCAAACTGACCTACATTCCTTTCCATAGGGAGAATAGGAAGCAGGAACTTGAGCCATATTTGGAGAGTTGTGAGCCATTCTTCCACTAATTGCTTTTAGTGTCATCACTCTACCATGCACCTTACCATCTTCTTGGACTACTTGTATCCAAGA